TCTTTTCTTGTGTGTTATTCATTATTACCACCTTTTAAGATGTCATAATCTTTTTGTGTTGCTTTACCATCTAACAATTTGTCTAATGCTTTTAATTGTTCTAATGAAAAATCTTTCACTTTGTCAACATTAACAGCCTCGCCAAAGTTGGGCATTTTAATTTCTTTTGTATTCATATTGTATTACTCCGTATTAATTAATATGTAATATGTATTATACATGATATTGTTTACAATTTGTAAAATAATGTGATTTTTTTTGCGTGTATGAGCGACTGATAAAGAAAATG